ATGAGTAGTGGAGCTAAAATCAAATCAGATTCTAATATCTCGTTAGGCGAAAATATTAAATATTTTCGTAACATACGAGAGTACTCTCAGGCTTATATGGTTAAGGAGCTTCAACTTAGAGGCTGCAATACAACAAAACAAAGCTATTCTAAGTACGAAAAAGATTTAGCCCATATTACTGCTACAGAAATTAATGCTATTGCTGAAATTCTTGAAATTCAACTCGATAAATTATTTCTAAAAAAACGATCATAGAAAAAGGGAGGATACTACTCCCTTATTTTTTATTTCACTTCATAATTTATCTATTTTTCTACTCACAAGTTTGATCTTAACTTTTTCTATTTACATTTACCTTTATAAATAATCTATATTTAAATATTTTTCTTATTTGATAACTACTTGAATTACTCTTTTATGTATAATTTAAATTACTATATAATACAAAGGAGTCAATAAAATGAACGATGAATTAACAAGTCAATTATTTAGCACCATTGAGGTATTGGACAAAATCAAATCCTGCACTCTACCTGAAATATCAGGAGATATGGACATGGAATTGAAGTTACAACTGATAAACTGTTATGAGCAGACAAAAGAAGTAGTTAACAAAATTATCATTTCTTGGCATGGTGAAATACCTGATGAAACGGGTAACTTGCAAACTGATTACTACAATTCAATACACACAGCCGCAGAATTATTAACAAAGGTATCTACGGAAATGCTCCTAGCATTTGATAAAAGAATCCTTTACAAAAAGATTTTAGAAGAACATCAAATAATGCAAGCGGATATAATTCACTTTTTAAATGAGAAATATCAACTCATTACCACTTCTAATTTGAACTTGTCAAAAGAAACGTTATGTAACATGCTCAGCGGAAGACGAAAATGTTTCACTTATTGGCCCCTTTTTCATTTAATACCATATATTAAGTTAGAACATCCGGACTATCTAGAGAAATTAAGTCAGGAAAAACTAGATCCACTTTGGGAAAAGTCGGAACACTACTTTTATGAACTTTGGGAAGAGCATTGGAACCAATTCTGTAATGACTTTTTTGATGGAGAATTGAAACCAGAAGAATTTTCCAAAAGTTTTCAAAACAGAATAGATTATAGTTTAAAGAAACATCGAACTAACAAAAAAAACACAAATAAATAAAGTATGATACCACCCAATGGAATAATATGTCATCTTCCATTGAGTGGTATTTTATATTTAAAAATATTTCCTGTCTCTTAAACTCCCGTTATATTATGTTTGAATAATAAATTCTTAAAATTTTCAAAGTAGTTCTTAAGTGATAACGAATTCTAAGGTTAGCAACGGTATACTTACATTAGAAATGCAAGAGCATCATCTTAAAGCGATATTGCTTATGCACCTCTAACATTGCAATGTTATTTATATAAAGCTACGATTTCTCTTGAGAATCGTTCAGAAGACTGGAAAAATAGGTAAAATAATCGCCGGGGCTTCCCCCTGCGCGCAATGAAAGGAGAAGAAATGAGAGAAGAAGATAGTTTGCTCATCAATGTACACAACCTGCTAACTATTGGTTCTTTTATACTTGATCAGGCAGAGAAAAACCTCAAAGTTTTAGGAGAGATATTAAGCTCTTGTGAAAAGGGGAAGAGAGATTCGATAAATAGGTGCGTTCTTTTTGAACTCACGGATTCTATTGATTTAATGGTACTTTGCGAAGAAATAGACAAGAATTTATCAAATCCTCTTATTTCACCGGAGTGCATGGCATCCCTTAATAATCTAAAAAAGGAGACTAGAAGTATCATTTGCAACCTTAAAGTTCTAGAAAATGCCTTGTCACAATACACAGTTTGTCCATTAATGACAAACGGACATGCAATTAACTAGGGATGGATTTGGTGCTGTACCAAGCTATAGCAGAAAAGGAGAGATTATAATGCATTTAAACACAACAACTTTTATATTAAACAAGAAACAGACAGAGTATACGGCAAGAGATGGTTCTGTCAAACAATCTTACAAAGTTACGGTTAGCCAGGACAATAATAATATTATTTCTGAATTATCCGTTAATTCAGATATCTTCCAGACCCTTGTTCAAGGCAGGGAATTTGATCTGATATGCGAATACCGGAGTACCCGGAGCGGAAATTATTTGGTTGTAATATCCGCAAAGCCGGTGAAAACAGCTTTATAGGAGGAAGAAGTATGAAATTTCTTAATAAAATCAAAACCACTTTTCAGTTACTTGCAGATTCCATAAAGGACGGGCTTTCAAAAGCCCGTTCCAATGGACTGTATAAGAAAATGGCAATCATATTGCTCGGATTTATCGGAATCTTTTTTGCTGTCTTTGTTTTTATAAAACTGACAACTTACCTTTTCGAATCCATTTATAACTTTATTAATCTGCATTTTTTCGGAGTAGCCGCTACTGCCCTCGGCGGCGTCTACTTGCGCTTGAAGTGGAGCGACAGAAGAGATCAGCGGATTAAAGAAGAGCAGGAACGTAAACTTTCTAATGACCGTATCAAAATGAAATTTAGTGAGGGCTCTTATGATAAGATACGGAAATTTCTCTTTACTCAAATCCTGAATGAAGCAAATTTTGAAAGCCTGACAGGATTGTACAGGCCAGTGAATCCAGCGGAGCTTGGCAACGCACAAACCGGAAACTATCTGAAAAACGGCTTAATTTTTCACCAATTTAGAATTCCCAAGGTTTGTTTGGAAGATGTCAACGTTTCGTTAGTGACTTCGGTTCTCCAAAGCATGATTGAACAGAAAATTGGCGTCTACGGCATTCCGGGAATTATCAGCCCCACACATATGAACCGCAATGATGTTTTAATGGTATCAGATATTTCTGATATGAAGACCCATGTTATTCTAACCACTGTATTATCTTTTAATGGTGAATATGCAGATCAGAAAGCCTATGACCGTTCCATCGCCGATTCCCTTAATATCTCTACAGTGGAACGTACCTTAGATGATTATGACTATCATGGGTAATGGGGACGGAATTATCCGCCCCTTTATATCAGAAAATTACTGGAAATATGGAACCACTCACTGGATTGAATGGGATATGATGAAAAACGGATATCGTTTCTTATTATCAGGCCCGTCAGGCTCTGGAAAAACCACATTAGCCCAAGGCATCTTAAGCAAGATAGCCCGTCATGTACCAGAATCCGAGATATATGTCCTTGATTACAAGAACATTGATTTTGCCTACCTCGAGGGAGCCAAGCGTTACTTTAAACATGATTCCAGTACAGATGGCTTTCTTGAATTTTACGATATCTTTGAAACACGTTTATCACACAATGCTACTTATCCCTGGCTGATTCTATACATAGACGAATATCCATCATGGTTATTAAGCCTACCGTCCAAAGAACAGAAAGAATTAATGTCAAAAATGGCTAGACTTTTAAATTTAAGTAGGGCAAAACAAATTCATATCTGTGTTTCATGTCAAAAGCCATTGGCAGATTTGTTTAGTTCCGGCAGTCGTGAGAGTTTTTCGCATAAAGTTCTCTTACAGGCACCAAGCAAGGAAACAGTAACTATGCTCATGCCAAATTATAAAGATGTCATAGAAACATGTCCCACGGGTGTTGGGTATATGACGGTAAATGATACCACTCTTACAAAAGTCAGAGTTCCTTTTCCCCAAAATGTAGACGCTATGCATAGGGATTTACGGAACGCAGTCAACAGATAGAATTGCTTCAGGGCGTCCGCCATGCGGAGCGTGGCGGGCAAGCCCTGAAAGCCTAAAGGCCAGTATTAACCTTTAGGCACATATGTGTCATGTGTTTTAACACTTTAATACACTAAATAAGGAAGAAAGGAATAAACGCCATTATGTCAACCCGTTCAAGGCGTATGCAAATCACCTGTAACAACCCACTTGACAAGGGGTTCACTTCTGAAAAGATTAAAGAAATTATGCAAAGATGGAAAACTGAATATTATTGCTTCTGCTATGAGACCGGAGAATCCGGAACTCATCATTTCCACCTGTATACCAAGTTTTGTCACGCTCAGATTACAGATACAATCTCCAAAACTTTTGGAAATGCTCATATCGAGGTAATTCGCAATTCAAGCTCGATTGATAACAGAGACTACATTCGTAAGGAAGGAGCCTACCTTGATTCCGAAAAGAAAACTACGAATCACATAGAAACTTTTTATGAATCCTGTGAATGTCCCATTGATGGAAAGGAAAATCAGGGACATAGAAATGATATTGATTTAATGATTTCCCTCGTACAGGACGGAGCTTCTAACATGGAAGTGGTTCAAGCTGTTTCCTCAATGGCTCTACGTATCCCGGCTATTGAACAATACCGCCAAGCCTATTGGGAAGAAAAGGGAAGAGGATACCGTCATATGGATATTTGGTATATATATGGAAAAACCCGGACAGGAAAGACTTCATATGTTTACCAATCCCACCATTCCAGTGAAATCTATTCCGTAGTGGATTATAAAGGGAATGGCATATGGGATAAATATGATACGGCTAGAACCAGAGTTCTTTTACTTGATGAATACCGGAGCGCACTCCCCTTTTCCCTGATTCTGGCCCTCTGTGATGGACAGCCTTTAACTCTAAATTGCCGGTATGCCAACCGGGTCTGTCTCCATGAAACCGTGTATATCGTTTCCAATATTTCATTACTGGAACAATATCCTAATATCCAAAGGGAAGAACCGGAATCATGGAATGCCTTTCTTGCCCGTATCAACCATGTAAGGCATTATTATGAGATCGGGCAATACAAGGATTACACCGTAGAAGAATATCTTACCACGGAGCAGAATCCCCACCTGAAAGAATTTGAATCCTGCAATCCTGATTCTACCCCATTTAAAAACACTTCCCCTATTCCCATTCAGTTGGAGCTTCCTCCATTATAAAGTCAGGGGACACGAAAGGAACCTTATGCAAAAAGTTATTATATATTTCACCCCGTCAGAATTGGCAGCCGTAAGAGGGATTTCACTATCCAGCTTGTTTGAAGCAATCAGGCAGAAACAAATCCCTTATGTTAAAACGGAGGAGGGAATGAAAATCCCGGTAACTTACTATATTGACAATGATTCTTGATACACTTGCAACGAAAATAAATGTACAAATATATCATAATACGAAAAAACAAACCATTGAATGACTACCATCTAAAAATACCTATTAAAAATCACACGAAAAAACAAACTTCTGCAAGCTGTATCATCTCGAAAGGATGGTACATTTTTTGTGTAATTTTAACAATGATTCTTGCAATACAACTAGAAACAAATGGACATTTTTGTCTAAATGTGATATAATGGACTTAGATACAGAAGAGCTTCTCGAATTATATAACATGAAAAAACAGCAAAAAAAAGAGAATGCCATACTACAAGGGCACCTTGAAAACTTTTACCATATCTGGACAAACGACAAAGGAACCTTTCTCTCCTATCTACCTGATTCCACAAAACCAAAAGGACGAAAGCCCGTTACTGCTACCACAAAAGAAAAGCTGGAACGTAAAATCATTGACTTTTATCTGGAACTGGAACAGAACGAAAAAAATCAGAAGGAACAGGAACGGTTATCCACCATAAGAAGCATTTATCCTTTATGGCTGAATATTAAAGGTCTGGAAACCAAGGCTACCAGCTATATCCGAAGAATTGATAATGACTGGAACGCTTATTATTCTACTGACCCTATCTTTGATCTGGATATCCGAACCTTTACAAAAGCTATTTTAAAGGAATGGGCATTGAATAAAGTAAGGGATAAGGGGCTGACTAAAACCCAATATTATAACATGTCCATGATTATCCGTCAGTGCCTTGATTATGCCGTTGACCACGAACTGATTCCTCTTAATCCTTACAATCAATTCACTGTAGATAAAAAGCTGTTAAAGAAAGTAAAACAGCCGGAAGATGGGACACAAGTATTTCTTACCAATGAGCGTCCATTGATTGAGTGTGAAGCATGGTCAGACTTTGAGGAAAAAAATTGCACTTCTGCTTTAGCCATTCCGCTTGCATTTCAATTAGGCGTACGCTTAGGGGAACTTATCGCAATCAAAGAAACCGATATTTCCTCAGATGGAAAGTATCTACATATTCAGCGAATGGTTCAGAAACAGGAACGACAACGTCCAGACGGGTCATGGTATCCTGCCAGATGGGAAGCCGTGGAGCATACAAAATCCTCCGCTGGTGACCGCACGATTTATCTGACCGAGGAAGCAAGACGTATCATCAAAGTGATTCTTGAATCCAACAAGGAAAACGGTTTCTATGATAATGACTTCCTGTTTATCCATGATGGAAAGCGAATCAATCCAAGAGCCGTTGATACCCGTATCCGTAAATACTGCGATCATATCAATATATCCAGTAAAAGCACTCATAAGATACGGAAAACCTATATTTCTTCTCTTCTTGATGGCGGTATTAACATCAATGAGATACGAAAACAGGTCGGTCATGAGGACGAGCGCACCACTCTGAAAAACTACTGCTTCAACCGGAAAACCAGTGTTGAAAATGAATCCGATATGGAAAAAGCTTTAGCGGTTTAATGTCTACCCCGGTCTACCCCCCAAAAAGACATTTTTATAAAACAAAAAAAGCTGGAATCCCTTGTAAAATCAAGGTTCCAGCTACTTATTAAAAAGAGCGCGAGACGGGACTCGAACCCGCGACCCCGACCTTGGCAAGGTAACTTCCTTATTATATGTGGTATAACGTGGTAACTTTATCTGCATAAATACGACATTTGTCCATTTTGCTATACTACCAAATATAACGTGGTAACTTTATCTACTTTAAGAAAAACTTTAAGTAATTTTATGCTATCCTGCTCGGAAAACCGAGCAGGATACTTATCATGCAAATAGCAATTTAGATAACTATTACACCAAGGTTCAGATGGATAGTAAATTAACTGGTCTTACAGTGCTACCAGATGATACACTGGGAGTAAATATTTTCCCAGCAGGTGTAAGCGAAAAAGCTGTATATATATGTGCTACTAAAGTCAGTGCGCCAAAAACAACCATGGAAAAATATATTATCGAAGTCTACCGCGATTCGGATTTTATAATACAAAAATGGTATTCTCTATGGTTTGATGTTATATATTACAGACGATGCAATGTAACTGGTGGCTGGATATGGGGTACTTTTAAAACGGTTGATATGACCGTCATGTAAAACAAAATGATTAATTTTAAGCATATCAATCATTTTTTTACAAATGCACTCCATACTCCGTTATTAGCCCACCGTTCGTAAATTTCTTTGTTTTCGATTGCGTGCCATCTTTGATATGCTCTAACAACTTCTCCATCGCTAACCTCACTCATTTCAAATGGTAAATATTCTACTATCCACTGTTGGTTTAATATAGGACAACTGTTTTTGTAGTCAGAATCCCAGCTGTCAGCAGAGAAGAATACAGGGCGATTAAAAAACCACGATATTGTAGCACTGTATACCTTTGATGCGTCATAATATACAGATGTGGTTTTAAGGCTGTTTTCTACAGAAGTTACTTTACCGTTTGTTACCGTTAAATTGCTATTTAAATCAAGAATAAAAGAGGCACCAATGTGCCTCTTTTATTCTTCTCTCGTTTTACCATAACCATATCCGCCAAAAGCTCCAGCAACGATTCCGCCAGAAGCATAGAGAATTTTTTCCAACATTTCCGGATTATCTTTTAACAGAATAATAATAGCAATAATGAAAGCAATACCTAAAACCGTTATAAAAAAATTAAAAATTTTTCTATCTCGCTTTTCTTGATACCCCCTCTGCATATCTTCTCTTGATCCGGCCAAATATTCTGATATATGTGCCTCCGTAATCTTCTTAGAAACCGCTGATTCTGGATTTGCCATGCCACGCATTTGAACAGCAGAAATCATCATCTGTGTAACTTGCTTCCGGTGTTCCGGTGGTATATTTTCTATAACATCACTAAATCCTTCTGGTATATTCGTTTCTTCATTTAATTCTTCTAATAATTGCTTCTCTTCTTTACATTCATCTTTACATTCATCTTTAGTTTTATCTTCTGCCATTATATAACCCCTTCATAATTGAATTAGTTATATCTTTTGTCATTGCAATTATAGCATCATCAATTGCAACAACACAGTTCTTTTCTATTTCACGTGAAATTTTCACTTTTATATCTTTGTTTCTCATTGTTTTTACTGGAGCATTAAAGATGTTATTATTCTTAGTCCCTGTTTCCTCCCACAGCATTGGCATATTATACACTCCTTTTCGCATAGGGCATACCTCCTATAACATAATATGCCCTATTTTCTATTGAATAACCAGCAAGAATTAAGTATCTATATATTAACACTCAAATATTTTATTTTCAATATTTTTTTGTATTTAATATCTTATTTCTTTATTTACATTATACTACTTAATTAGACAAAATGGTATTGCTATTAGAATCATATTTCTTAATTTTTATTACAACAAAAAAAGGCAGGCCCGTTTTATCGGTGCCCGCCTGTGCTTTTTATGCTTTCAATCCTGGATACTGCAATGCCCCGTCCTGATCTGGTGTCAACGTAACCGGTTCAGTACTCATCTTTCCATTCTTGTCCAAGTAATACCATTTTCCATCAATCGTCTGTAAGCCTTTTACCATAGCCCCATCTGCTCCCATATAGTACCACTCACTATTGTACATATACCACTTATTTGAAATCATGATTCCAGCACCATCAAACCAGTACCATTTCCCATCAGAATCCATGTACCATGCATTTCGTACTGGCTCACCGGAATTTCCAAGGTAGAACCGCCAGCCATCCGGTTCCTCATTCCACCCGGATAGTTTTACAGGATCAGGAATAGGTTGTGCATCGTCCTGGATATATCTGCGCACACAGACAAGTCCCTTACGCCAGCCACCGGAAGCCAAGGAGTTGTACCGGCTCTTGCAATATGCCACGATATCCTTATAGGAAGGTGTACCGCTTCCATGTCCGCAGATGATTCCATTACCGTAATACATTTCTACGTGGCCAATCTTAAGGGGCCTGCTGGCATCTGTCCCGGCAAACTCCAACATATCACCCTTTCGTAGGAGCGATATATCCGGTATTCCTGCGGTAATTTTTGCATCTATGGTTATCAGTTTGCTTGATGTGTAAATCCCAGCCGTATTCAGGTTCCCGAATCCGTACCCGGCCTCCTGATAGCTGAGACATATAGAGCTGCTGCAATCGCTGTAATAATTGCCGTCTTTATATTTTTTGAAGCAGTAATTGCGTAAATCCTGATTATAGATATTCCGGCCTATAATCGTAGCGTATTTATCACATACCGCCTGCCGTTTCTGTTCTGCTGCCATTATATTTCCTCCGATCCATAAGAAAAAGCCCAGGATAATCCCGGGCCTTAAAAGTTGTAATGCTACAATTCTCAATAGGTCATTTCTTATACTTTGTGCGCTCCCAAATATCGTATAGGCGATCCCACCCTCCGGTAGACACAAGATACACCATAAACGCCGCAATGAATGCTCCGAATATGTAATACCAAGTGATAGGTTCCTGCATCCATGTACACAATATGAGTACTGCAATAGGACACAAAATCAGTGACACGACAAATGCTACTCCAGATGTAGGCAGCTGCACCAGCCCAGGTAGTTCCTTAATTACCTGGGTGATAATTGCCACAGCACAGGCCAGTAATCCAATTGCTGTCAAAAAGTACGTTCCATACTGCATAATCAATGATATATCCATAACTTAATCCTCTCTTTCTGACGGTTCCTCCGGCATTAACATTAATTTATTCTTTAGTCCCGTTGCAACATCGTTTCCGCCCAGGTCATGATAGGCATCATACATGCGTTTTACATTCTCCTTTGCATAAATAGGGCAAAACTTTTTATCCTGATAATGGTTATAGGCTCCTATGATCCTATCCCTGAGAAGCGCCTGCATACCGTCATGCAAAGCCTTATTTTTTTTGCTTTCCTCGTTAATCCTCTTAGCTAGTTTTCTATAGCCAATACCAAAAAGAGCAGAGGCAATTATAAATAACCACTCCACCCATTTCATGTCCACATACTGTATGATTTCTTTCAATGGACGTTACCTCACTCTTTCCTTAATTTTCTTCTAGCCACTTCTGGGTTTTTGCCAGCCAGTATGCCGGAACCTGATCAATCGTTATAATACTAATCCTGATTCTTTTTCCGTAAAATTCTCCCATTATTGCACACTCCCTTCTGCCATTTTACCCACAGTCTCACCCAGATCAGAGATTGCCCCATCCTGCGTCTGCTGTCCAGATTCCACAGCGTCAAGCCGTTTTTCGATCTCCGTCTTTTCACGCAAGGAAATTGTAATGTATAAACCATCTGCTTTTTCTTTCCATGATCCAGGTTGTAGCACAAGGTCAGTATAATTACCTCTGTTTAACCCCTCCCCGTTCTGCACTTCTACTTTTGACAAGTTTTCTTCTGTCAATTTTGGCATAATGGAAGCCGCCGCTGTCCAGTCAGTGAAAACCGTAGTAAGCTCCGTAAGGCTTGAGCCTGTTTCCAAATTGATTGTAGTTCCATCATTAAGAATCATTTTTTCTTTATTCATATAAAATTCCTTTCTGCCCGTTTCCAGGCAATAAAATAAGAGCCTTTCAGCTCTGGTTTATAAGTTTATTTACTCCATTAAATAGCAATTTTATAAAGGTAAAATTGTAAAATAAACAGTAATAAAATTCCCAGCTCCGGTTCCAGAGGCATCTGTGTCTCTTAGCAAAAAACCGCTAGGAGTTTGCCCAACGATTGAATATTTTGTTTTATCATAATCCCCAACGCCTTGTATTACTGCATTATCAACGACTATGGAATAACTGTTGGCATCCTTTAAAGGAATATAATAATCATAATAACCTGAATTGGGAATTTTGTTAGCAGGCTTACTATAACCATAAAAGAAAGCCCCGTAATCTTTACGATTCAGAGCTATTAATGTATTGTAGCGGCTATTTGTATGAATACTTATATTATGGTGGTTTACTGATACATACGGTAGTTGCGTGCTTGCGTCTTTCCGGAATCGGAAACTACCATATTCAACATAATTATTAAAAAACTGTAAAATAAGGGGGGAAGCAATAGTTCCATTCCCTACCATGGCGGGGGCATCATCAACGGTTATGTTTCCGTAAATATGATTATTGATAAATCTCATGGTTTGACCAGAGGCTGCAGTCGGGAAGTTGTGGACATAGATAGCTTGGCTTTCTGTGGCTGCCCCTATAAATGTACAATTCCTGAATTCCACAGTATTATTATCTCCCATTCCGACACCGACAGAGGCATTTGCATCAGAAATAAATCTGCAATTAGTAAAGACTGTCTCTCCGCTTGCATTTGGAAACCCCTGTCTTTCAAAGTGCATTCCATAAGAACTAGTCCCCCCAGCACTGCGAAAGGTAATTCCATAAAAATACCCTTGACCACATGTGTATAATGGGGCATTCGGATAAGCGCTTGGGTAAGTAACAATGGTCTGACCCTGAATTCCCACTAAATCTATTCCATTGTTATCATTTAATTCTATTTGTTCATTATAAGTCCCCTCATATATAAAAATCGTCACTCTGTTGGTTTTGGTAGCGTATGTTTTTGCGTAATTTATAGCAGCGTTTATAGTGGTGTACTGCGCTCCCGTCTTGCCGACTGTAAGGAAATTGGAGTTTGCCTTTAAATTTGTCTTATTTAAATTAATATTTGTCGTATCAAGCTGATCCTTTAAACTCTTTCCCATAGGACCGGACAAAACGGTTTTTGGATCAGTAGCCATAAAGTTATTTACAATATTTGCATATGGTATTAACTTTGTCATGACCTTATCTGCGATAGCGTCAATCAATGCCTGGCTCACCACGGTTGATCCAGCAGTTCCGATCACTCCACTTGTATCAGTTCCTTCTATTTGTGAAAGAGAATCAGACTCGAATCCACGGGCCAAATATTTCCAATTTTCACCTTCTTCTGGAGTTATTCCGGTAAGATTACTTTTAAGTGCCACCCATGTTGAACCTGCATAATAAACAGAATTTCCTGCAACATATGTAGTACTTGGATTATAATCACCTTTATCAGCTATTCCTACAGTTCCTAAGATTGACATTATGTCACTCCTTTCTTAATTTACAAATTCAAATGATAGAACTTTATTTTCATCAAGGGTAAAAACAATTCCTGTTCCCTGGGTATCCTGAACAAGTTCCATTGTGTCCCAATCAATATGAAATGTAGGTGCCACTACTGCGGAATACTGTGCGGCCCGGTCAGCTTCTTGTTTCGCCCGATCAGCATCCGCTTTTGATTGTTCGCTGAAATACTTGCTGTTATTGCTGTTTTCTCCTGGACGGATTCCTTTGTTTCCTATCGCCCAACTTTCTGCTAGGTTTGCGCTTCCTGCTGCCTGCTGTACTTGCTGCACACCTTCCGCAAGAGTATTCTGTGCTTCAATAATTGTTGCATTTGCCGTATCTATTGCCGTATTGGCCTCTTGTATTGCTGCATTGGCATTATTTAGTGTCTGAGTTGCATCAGCGGCTATTCCGTCTATTCTGGTGACTTGCTGCGCCACTTGTGCAAGAGCATTTTCACCATCAGCATTTACCTTGATTGCCAGAGATATCATACTTCCCCTGACTTCTTCGCCTTTTACAGCGTCACGGAATTTTTGTACTTCTTGGCTTATATCTGCCATTGTTTCACTTCCTTTCTGACATAAAAAGAGCGGGGAATCATTCCTCGCTCTAAATTAAATTCTAAAATATTTCGATGTGTTCAATATCAGAAAATCTAACAGTAATTATAACAGAGTTATCGTTCGTAAAGTCCGGCTCATTATTATAGATTTCGTTAGTTTCTTTATCCATTTTCACGAATCCGCTTAATGCAAGCCACGAATCATTGCCTTTTTCTTCGTGATTCTTATGACTGCCAATAATATAATACTTCTCGTTCTTAAGATAAACCTTTAAGTTGGAACCATTATCAAGATCAAGTACGTCTCTCCATATATCTTCGTTTGGTGTCTTATGAAATAATTTAACCATAAGCTTTTTAAACCATACTCTCTGAAACAAAATTGAGATTAGACATACTATTACTATTCCAAGTAATATTGATATACCAGAATTAAGCATTGCAAAATCTGGCACATTTTTAAACCACTTAATTCTTAGCAATGATACCATAGATAAAAGCGTGTAGCTTAGTACACAACTTATAACTAATAAATATTTACCATCAATTTTCTTTGATGTTGTGAATTGAAATAAAATTATACAACAATATCCTGGTACCACATACTGTAGAATTAAAGGTAATTCTTTTATAACATTTAATATGTCATTTATGTCTATCACTCCTTTTTATCATTTTTTGTATTCTTTCCGGTCATATATGCAATGTCCTTATTCTTTGTTTCGCTTGATTGCACAGTGTAATGAACGGCACGTTCCTCCACGGCATTATTTAACTCTACATGTTTTTTGTCCTTATCAGTCATAATCATTTCCCCTTTGGTATTTTTTACCATTTATTATAGTGCATATGATTATGGCAATCAATAGGGAAATTTAAAAGAGCAGGGTTTTCGCTCTGCTCTCTGGATCATATTATTTTATTTGTTGGCTACCGTCTCAACAACCACTTGTCCATCTTTTACCCAAGCTCCATCAGGCCCAACGGTATAACCATCTGGAGTTGTGGTGTCGTGAAGCATATAACAATACTCATCAAAATAGTACCATTTTCCATCGGAAGGGTCGTGGAACCATGTGTTTTGTAACGTATATCCAGTTTCATCAAGATATACCCATGCTCCATCATACTCATGATGCCATGCGTTTTTTATCGGAATGTAATCCTCGTTCGGAACTACCCACCTTGGTCTTGTTTCTCCTTCTCCTAACGGTCTCCGTTCTTCCGCAAAAGCCGCAATGTTTAATGAAAAGAGCATTATTACAATAACAAAAAGCATACGTTTTATTCTCATACTCTTCACCTCCAATCGCTTTTATATTAGCACATTAATTTATTATATGCAACTTCAGCACGTATGGGCTTACCTTAGATTATTTATCTTATCATTTAGGAAATCGAGTGCTTCGAATAACGAATAACCTTTCCACCAATTATCGCCAAACAGTTCACAATCCCCATTGATCTGCTTAGCATTAACAAACGGCGTTTCCAAATGATGATCAGACAGTATAGTAGTTCCTGCTTGGGAACTTAAATTTATTGCCGCATATTTGCCGAAAGGGCCACCCCGTGCTGTTTGGATAACCACGGATCCGTCAGATGAGTGTAATTGATTTGTTCCGTCTGCACTCACATAATAATCACCAAACTGCACTCCGCCAGCATCAGCTCTAAGAACGCCTACATCAATCGCTCCGCCTGTAAAGATAGAACCCGATATTTGAGAACCTGAAATAGTTCCTGTCAGAACATGTAGCCCTGTCTTATCCCAATATCCTATGGTGGTACCCGATGCATTCTTTACAATAATAGAACCATCTTTACCAAGTCCAGTTCCACCTAGTTCCAGTGTGCCGCCCCTGATCCGGTCAGCGAGCATAGTGCCGGTTGTGATAAAGTCTGCAACAAGATTTCCGTCAATGGTCCATGCATTCCGGTAAGGTCCATTAATTCCAGTAGTAGAAAAACCAAATCCATTTTTATTGAACTGGATTACACTCCGGGCTGTTTCCTTATCTGGAGTATCCATAATTAGAATTCTCCATGGATGTATCTTTTCCCCTGAATCAGGATCGTATACATCAAGAACTACGTATCCACCTTTTCCGCCTGTGATGAGTTGTGTAGCATTCTCTACTTTCCGGTTTATTTCCTTGCTTGTGCTTGAAGCTACAGCGTTAATTCTTGCTGTAATCTGTGCTTTTTCCTTTGCTGCTTGCCCGGTGAATGTCAGTGTCACTTTGCCGAGTGTAATACTGTTCTTTGCCGGATTTGCAAGCCCTGTTATCTTTTTGGAAAGCATGAATCTTTTGCTTAAACCGTGTGGCTTACTTACTATATCGGTCCAATAGCCTAATTTGAGCGCATCTACATCCAACCCCAGGGTACTTAAATCAATGGCTTTTAATTCAATGGTTTCCGGTATGCTTACCGCTTCGTCAAGGTATGCTCTGGCTTTTGCAAGCAATATTGACGGGTCCGTAACATCTTCGAATGACTGTGAACCCCAAATCCAGCCATAAGCCGCTACTGCTGTCTCATTGTATATGTAATCCTTCCCGCCATTTACGGAAGTAATATTTACAACGGTGTCCTCTGAGCCTGAATCATCACTCTTTATCTTAGCCCCGGTTGGAATCAGTGCGGTTATAAGGCTCGTAGGCTCAACGTGCTTTGTCAGGTCAATAAGGTTTTCCCCGAACCGTATAACCTGGTTATTTATTCCACCATAATCACTTACATAATCCAGAAATTTCTTATCATTTGAATACCGTACCCTGAGATATCCGCCGTTTATGTCGGTAAGCTGGCCTAACATTTCGGTCATGGTATTGGAGTATTCGGAATTTGATCTTGTTATCTCTGTCCCGGCTATTGTCACATTACCAACTTCAAACCGTTTCCTTTCCTCAACCTCACTGTTATGCGTATTAAGAAGCTGCACAAAGTAATTATACAGGCTTCCGGTGTATTCATATGGTCTCTGTACGCTGTCAAGCAAGAAAGCAAGCTCACCCTCACAGGTTGCCCGGCCTGTATTGTAAAAATCGCTTTCGCTGTCAATCATGCGGCAGCATAATATTTTCTCTCCGTCCTTATAGATAAAAATTTCACTGGCCATAGGGATAATCTTATCTTTATTCGGATGGAGTGGTGATATTGTAAAGGTGAATGTTCCGTTCTTTCCAACTTCCTCTGAAAGCGTGGGATCAATTAACTGTAATTCTCCGCTATCGTCCCGTGGTTCATGAAGCAAATACTCTATTCCATTAGTTTTTACTGTTACTTTATACATTATAAAATCCCTCCTCTGTAATCTATGGAAATTACTCCATTTCCGGTAAAGGTGAGAGTATTATCACCTTCCATGATCTCAATATCATAAATTTTATTGTTTCCAGCCACGATATTATATATTTTCCCCTTGAATGTCACGGTCATGGAAGCATTTGATATGATAAGCGGTACAATGATTTTATCCCTTCCGATAATTCTTACATCACGGGTGCCTGATACTGTCAGGTTTTTATAGCTTCTGATTATACCAGTCTGGAAATTGAACGGGTCCCATAACCAATCATCTAAACCTCCGTACATTTCATACTTATAAGGATCGGCATTTACTGTGATTACCAGTGTCCCAAGCATTTGAGTACGGGTATAATCTGATACTGCAGCACGGCCAGAATAGTAATACTCTGTATCATCATCAAAAATAACCTTGACCTGTTTTCCGTGAAAAAGGCTTTGCACCCTACTGTACATCGTAGGCCATGCACTTTTTTCAAGACCTCTCCCAAACTCCATTGTTATAATTCGGTTATTATACAACGTGCGCCCCACAAGGCTTTCTGTGAGGTCTAAAATCCCATCAGCTCCCGGAATATCCTGTGTATTGATTTTGGGTTCTGGGGGCTGCACGCAATCGACCCTGGAAAGCGCAAGCCCCAAGTTATTGAGCATATGTGTATCATTGATTTTCACACTCTTAAAAATGTTACCCATTACCCATTCCTCCCCTTTGTGTCTTTAAAATTTGTAAGCCCTGAATCAATATTTGGGAGCATCTTCCCAACAAGTGCGCCATCATCAAGTACAATATTTGATCCACCAGTCATTCCAGGAAGATAATAACCAAGCAATCCCTCAATCTTTGATAGATCGGCAGAGTATGAACCGGATTCTCCATTGATCATGTATGACATTGATCCGGTAAGCCCTCTTAGCTGATCGGTGATTTTCCATGCATTATCTTTGATTCCTTTTGCCATGCCTGTAATCATATCGGGCATCCACTTTTCATACTCTCTTAGTGGTCCAATGTCCGGGCGAGAGAAATGGATATAAGCAGTAATTTTTTCAGCGACCCCCTTTATAGCATCAGTCACATCACCAATCTTTTCTTTGATTCCTGACACGAATCCGTCAATAAAATCTTTTCCCCATTCTATGGCCTGCCCTGGCAGTGCCTTGATCCAATCAACGGCCGCACCAATACCATTAATGATTGTTTCTTTTATTTCAGTTATCTTTTCCGATAGTTTACCTTGCAGATTATAAAATATCTCAATGACTTTATCTTTAAAAGCTTCAAATATATCTTTTGTAATATCGGTACCCAGCTTGATTATGCTTTTGATCAAATCTATTCCACTTGAAACTATATTCTTAATTCCATCAAATAAATTTGAAACCAGTGTTTTCATGGCTTCCCATGCGCCAGACCAGTCACCTTTTATTACCGCAAGTACAACACTCAGGATATCTCGAATCAAAGTAATTGCAGTTTTGATAAAGTCAGAAATGTAGCTAAATGCATTTGATATGATGATTGTCATATCATCACCATATTGCTGCCATAATGCTGAAGCTATGGCTATAAATCCAGAAATAATCCCCTTTATGTTCTCAATTATTCCGCCTATAATTTCCTGTATTTGTGACCATACTTCCTGTACTTTATTTCTAAAATCTTCGTTGTTTTTGTAAAGAGTGACAAATATTGCTATAAAGGCTGCTATTGCTGCAATAATAATCGCTATCGGACCAGCAAGCGCAGTAATCGCACTTCCAAATCCGGTGGCTGCTGCCCCTCCTGCTCCTAAAGCAGCCGATGACGCAGAAAACAAACTGCTAACCGTTCCAAACACTTTTATCAGCGTACCCACGCCTGCTACTACTTTTCCTATAATAATGAGCAACGGGCCGATTGCGGCAACTATGGCAAGTATTTTAACAATGTTTTCCTTCTGTGAATCACTTAATCCTTCAAACCATTTTGTAAGCTCTTTTACCTTATTAACTACCGCTGTAATTGTCGGCTGCAATGTTGATAATAAAGTACTCCCCAGGTCTGCGCCTGCCAGTTTCAAATTATTCATTGCCACTTTGGCATCGTCCCATGGATCAAGGGTTGCATTAAAAGTATCTTCAACCACAGTTCCATACTCCGACATAGAAGAAGAAAGATCATTTAGATCAATTCTTCCTTCCCTGATTGCCTTTGACATTTCAGCCGCACCCTTGGCTCCAAATATATTTTGCGCTATTGCCAGAGCTTCTGTCTCAGTCTTTGCTTCTTTAATGCTGCCAATCGTAAGCTTAAGAGCTTCTTCTGTACTTTTCCCTTCTGATGTGTAATTCTTTATCGATTTTTTTAGCCCAGCGATTGCGGTTTCCGCATTTACGCCATTTGCTTCGAATTGTGCCATCAAGTCAATAGACTGGGCTAGATTAAGCCCCATTTCTTTAAATGTAGCACCATTTTTCTGTACGCTGTCCATCAGGGCATCAACACTTATTCCAGTATCCTGACCTTTTTTAGTGATAATACCAAGTACATCACCAGTTTCTGACATGTCAATATTCCACTGTTCCATAATTTTATCAACTGTTCCAATGGAATTATTTAAGTCAACTCCGTTAATTTCTGCAAACTGAATAAACTTTGTTGATAAATCTTCTAATACATCCCCGGTAGCTCCGAATCTTGTGTTTACCTCTCCAACCGCCGTCCCAGCATTCTCCATACTTGTTGGCAAGTTTGAAAAAATATCATCTGCGACTTTATTAAGACCTTCCAGTGCTTCCCCGGTTGCTCCTGTTTTTGTAATGATAGTATCATAACCATCATCAAGTTCCAAGGCTGCGGCGATTCCTGCCGCTCCGATTCCAGCGATTGCACCCGTTACTGGTAAAAGTTTTTCGCCTACACCTGATATTTTCCCTCCAAATTCCTGTAATTTATCGCCTGCAAGGCTAATTTGCTGCAATGTTACGTTTGCATTTTTCGCTGATTCTTTCAATGAATCTAACTGCTTTTCAGTCTCAATAATTTCACGTTTCAGTGCATCATATTGCTGTTGGTTTATCTTTCCTTCTGCGAATTGTTGCTGCGCCTGCTGTTCGGCTGTTTTCAGGGTTTCCAGTTTATTTGCTGTATCAGATATAGCTTGTGTTAATAGCTTTTGCTTCTGGCTTAATAACTCCGTATTCGATGGATCAAGTTTTAATAGGCGTTCAACGTCTTTAAGCTGCGACTGAGTATTTCTTATTTCTTTGTTCACGCCGCCCAAGGCTTTATTTAGTCCAGTGGTATCCCCACCGATTTCAATAGTTATTCCTTTGATTCTATCAGCCAAGATACCACCTCCTAAAACTTATCAAAATCATTTTGAGTTGCCATGTCAGGATACTTTGCATTATCGTTCGTGCTTTCGGTGTACATGTCCATGATAAGGCCAATCGTGAGAAGGTCCATATCACCGATTGATACACCTAATTGCGCTGTGCGTAACATAAAAAGGGGAGTTGTCATTTCCCGGCTGCTTGGTCTTGCTTTTTTTTTGATTCGGATTCTGTGTATGTATTAAGATTCCATAAATCAAGAATCTGCGGAAGTATTGAATAAATTGAAAATGTATCGAACTGATCAAGCCAATCTTCTGGGGTTCCCGGTTGCTTTGGGTCTGCGTGCTTTGCCATAATATACGCCACATTTTCAAACATTTCCAAATCATCAATCGGTAATTCGCTGGATTCTTCATCATTTGATTGGATTGATCTTTCCAGTTTCAAAAGGTCTTTAAAAATATCACGCTTAAACTGTGCCCGGTACAACCTCGGAATGGTTGCAGAAGCCCTGAACGGCACTAACTTACCATCAATTTCAATATCTTTTTTCAGCATTTATCATTCTCCCTCTTCTTCTGTTGGTTCGTAAACTGCACTGTACCAGCCGTTATATGTTGTCGGATCGGTATCATTTCCGGTTTTCGCCTTTACATTTCCGTTTGCTAAAGGTGTTGCAGAAATAGTAAGTGTCTCCGTTACAGGTTCAACGGTATCTTCTTTTGTCTGTGATTCCAATGATGGCCTTGTGGAAACACAATTGTATAGCACGTGCCTGATGGCCTTTTCATCACCCGAAAATTCAAACAGTAATGCAAACGTTGATCCATTTGATTCCGAGTTTTCTATCAGCACTTTTTTGCTATCCAGCGTTTCACCAAGGATATCCGTTCGGAAGCTCTCAGGAACAAGAGCAATCTCTAAATCTCCCTCATACCCATTGTTTGAAGCTGACTTGTAATATACGATTCCATCAGCATAGAACGGTGTAATGTCTCCCTGTGCATCAAGGGAAATGCTCACTGATCCAGGAATTGGTACTGGTTTGCTAAACGTTATCACTCCAGTTTCATCAGTTGTAATTTTTGCATAATGCGTATTCTTTAAATTGTATTTGACTTTATTCGCCACTTATTAATACCTCCATTTCATAAAGGACTTCAAACATGTTTTCAGATTCTATATACTGTTCTGTTTTATTCCATGGTAGTCCGTATCTTTTCAAGACTTCCTCAATGCTTTTTTCTAACTTAAAATCTTTCTTATCCGTGTACAGTTCAATATCAAGTTCAGATATACCATGATACGTAATTCCATCTGCCATAAAATTTTGTGTTCCCGGCAGTATCCATACTAAAAACGGAGGGGCTATGGCCTCCTCCGTTTCAAAATGATGATACTTATACTTGATTCCCGTTTCATTTAGCATCTGTTTTATATCATTGATACTCACAGCTTTTTTATTTCCTCCATTAATTGATCACGACACATCTTTTCCACTGGCGCTATATGCGGATTACCTTCTACCCTTCCGCCTCCACGCTTTGCATGTCCCTTCTCGAGAAGATGTGTTAATCGATATTGTCCGTTTCCTGCATAAATTGTTGATGTTATGGAATGGCTGGTTTCACTTGTGACTTTGCTCTTCCAACTTTTTGCATAATCTCCCGTGTTCTTTGGTGAGTTTTCCTTTAATTCTTTCACCGCTTTCTGCGCTACTTTTTTAGTTCCTTCTTTCACATTTTCGGTTGTTACATTTGCATATTCTTCAAGCTCTTTCATAATAGCATCTGACAAACCGCCAATTTTAATGTTCCCTTTTGACAACTTTTAACCCTCCCTTTTATCGCTATAAAGCACATTAATACGCTCTAAGGTTAGGTATCTACTTTGAGGTTGAGTATCATATTTATCCTGAATTAGCAAAATTTTATATTGTTCTTCTCCAAGAATGATAATATCTCCCCTCTGAATAGCTGGCACAAAAGGTATGGAAATTACTTTATCAACTGAATCAGAAGCGATTTTCGCTTTATAGAAACGAGATATTCCAATCACTTTATTTCCATAGCGTATTTTATTATTAAGACGGTTTCCAACTATTGAACGATCTTTTACAATACAAACTTCAATCAAACCATCATTGAATGTCTCAAATCTGCTGTTTTTCAGCCTCATAGTTCAATACTCTCTTTCTAAGCCGGAGGGACATGATTTCCCCCCGGTAATTGCTCCAAAATTCATTTAATGCTGAAGAACGCTCATACATGACGTGCATGAGGAGCAAAGACTTTTCCTGTGTTTCACTATCAAAATCACATTCACCGACCTTTCCTGAAATATTTATTTTTCCACGTTCTATCATACCTGTTAGTTTTAAGTTCTCTGCTTCCGTTGTCTCCCATGTGATATCCAGATAGTTTTTTACTTCTTCGAGCAATGTCATGTTTTCACTTCCTTGCTTTTCTTTTCCCTTGCCGTTTTATCACAGCAGTTTCATTGAGCTTCTAAACTCTTCCGCTTCAACTCTAGAAGCGCTCGGGCGAGTTATTCTCCCGTTTGCATTTCCACTTTAATGACAGCAGGCTTTAATCCAGAGATATCAAGTACCTGGAAAGCATTATTGTCCATAGGTTCCCCATGTCCATACAGTTTTGTGAGGTATATCCTCTCATCTTCTAGGAAGTGATATTCATCAGAGTACTCAATTTTTCCTGATTTCGCTGTGCCGATTCCCATGAAATACTTCTTTCCAAGACCAATAATCGCCTTTCCTGCCGGTACTTGAATAGATTGAATAACCATTGTCGGATATGGAAGTACGTTATTCACGTATGTACCAGATGGACTCATGATTGTGGTCCCTGGAAATACTTTTGTAAAATAGTCTACCGGACTAACTACCAGAATTACATTCTGAACAGGTCTCACCTTTCCGGTCGGTGTTGTTGCCAGTTTTGCCAAAAGTGCACCATATTCTACAGGGTCAAAACTCTTCACAGTTATTGCCACTTTATCAGGATAAACACCATCAGTTACCGTTACACCATCACCTACCTGTTTCATCATTCCAATAGGCTGATCTTTTCCAGTTCCGGCAATAATTCCCTGTTCAAGGCCATTATTAATAGCTTCAGTTAAAAGTTCCCGTACATAAGCATCTAACCAGGCCGGGCCTAAATCTAGCATAGCTTTGCATACCGGGAGAAAAGCAGATAACTTCTTAAGCTGCATAGGCACCATCTTGAATCCAGATGTCAATTCTTTTACGATCTCACTACACAATGTACCCCATGAAGCAAGCTGTGCCTCATCAGTATTTAAGTACATTTCTACCAGTCCAGAGGTGTTTTGGAAATCAATAGCATCTAACAATGGATGAGAAGCTGTTAAATCTTCAAAAACCCGGTCTATTACTGTTTTCGGCATTACTACATTCAAATCAGTTAATGCCTGCTTTGGGTTTGATGAACGCATGGCCTCAATAACCGCCTGATAATACTTTGTCTCTTCGCTGGTTAGCTGATTGGCTCCCCTACTGTTTAAAATAGCGATATCTCCGGCTTTCCTTTGCTGCTCTACCTCATTCAGGATATTTTCCTGAATATTCATAGACAGCTGCTCGAAAGCTTCTGCAAATGCATCTGCATCATTCTTTGCGATAGCATCATTCATCTGCTGTAAAATTTTTGTTTTTTCCTGCATTAATACATCTTTATTTTTCATAGTTTTATCCTCTCTGGGCTATGCCCTGAAACATTGCAAGGAGGTTTTTATTTCCTCCCTGGTTTTTCTTATTTTCTTTCAATTGTGCAATCTGCTCACGGAAGCTTTGCTGACTGTTTAGCTGGCATTGCATTTGAGATAACTTTTCCATCAATTCTTTCTCGTTCTGTGGAGCTGCACTTTTCTTTCCATAAATCTCATCTATCAGGCCGTATTCTATTGCCTTATCTGGCGTTAAATACGTTTCCGCTTCCATAAGAGTTGTAAGTTCCTCTTCTGTGATTGATGCCCGTTCTAAAAATACCTGTCGATTCGCTTCCATCATGTCGTCAAGATCATCAGCATATTTTCTCAACTGTGTCGCATTTCCTGCACAGTGCATCCACATATTATGGACAAGTGCCGTAGTTCCCAGGCACATCTTTCTTTCATCACAAGCCTGTAAAATTAAAAAAGCGACGCTGTGCGCCACTCCGTCCACTATTCCAATTTTATGATTACTCTTCTGTTTCAGGAGGTTATAAATAGCCACTCCCTCTTTTACAGATCCACCATTTGAGTTGATGTGTAGTTCTATAGTCTGTCCGTCCGGTATCTCTCCTAGCTTTTCAGCAAAATACTTTGCCGATGTCTCTGAATCATCATAGTTCCATGTCTGCCAGTTGAATTCTCCGTACTCAGTTACATCATCATAGATATACAAAATAACTTTGTTTTCTGCCTGTGATGGTTCCAATCTCCAGTTCGTTCCTTTTTTCTGCATCTTGTCTCACTCCTTTCTATCTTGGTTCAGAATCATTTTTTAAATCATTTAATAAATCCTGAATGGTGCTGTAATTCTTAGTGATAAAATGTTCGTTTGCCCAATCTTCATTAATTTCTGGTTCACCAATTGTCCGTAGAATACCGTTAATTGTAAATACCCCGGACGAAATCAACTTATCAATCGGAGTTGCTATATCGAAAATATCAATGTGTTTCACGGCCATAGTATCAATCTTTAAATAATTTCCAGAAATGAATCCTGCCATACCGTTTCGTTTCCGGTTTATCTCCTTTTCCAGCATTCGGGCCAGTGGGTCAATACAAAAAGTTAACAACTCATCTGTAGCCTTACCCGTATCCTGAACATCTCCTTTTGCTAATGATGGTGGGAAAGAAAATGCCCTGGCTGTGAAATCAAAAATATCATCAGCTAAGGCTTTAATATCCCGTGTGGATTCATTAGAATACGTTTTCGTTTCAATTTCTTTATACTCATACCCATCATATAGTGGCAGTACTGCATTTTCACTCTCGAAAAACTTTTTAAAATAGTTTGTCATTAGCTCTTGCAGCGTATCAGAAAAGTCATCCTCAGCCTGTGCCTGGGCATCAATGTTTAAAATTCCCCTGCTTCCCCTGGATTTTCGGTAAGCATTAGTCGCATACTGCATGAGCTCGTTATAGCTTGAGTGGAGTAAGTTTACTAATTTTCTCATATCAATTGAATTTAGCTGAAAATACAATACTTCATTTTGATAGAAAGTCTTATCAAATTTAAAATCATCTACTGATACATCATGAAACTGGTAATCATATAATGCATATACTGTTTTTTCAAACTCATCTGCTACATATAATTGTCCAGATGACTCTATCACCAAAGCTTCATTGCGCAGATACAATTTACCGATCAACTTTGTCAGGAAAGCAGATGCATTCTGATTCCTATTCGGCTCCACATTCCATAAGTAGTATTCTGCTTTCTTCACCAATTTATTTTCATAATAGGTACGAAATTCGCACTTACTCAATGCATTGGCAATTTTATTCACACATGTCCAGAAAGCCAGTTCTCGTACATATACGTTATCCATGATCCCAAATAACTCTGACCAGTCAATCTCCACGGTTGATGCTTTTTCTACACTTCCACCTAATCTCTCCACAAGCCATTTTTTAAAATTCAATCCCACTTACTTATTCACCTCCTTTCAATAAGCATATACCTGAAATTTAGGCTTTTGGCGTTTCTGCACTGGCAAAATATCTTCAATTACCATACTAGCCACCAATGCCATGAACGGATCAGTCTTACGGCTTTTAGCTTCGATTTTTCCATATACATAATTTCCAAGATCCGCATCATCTTCATGGCCCGGCTTTCTTCCTGCCCTAACCAGCTTTGTATTATTAGTAGCCCAACGCAGGCCCGGATTATCTCCCCAGCAAAACCATTGGTTTGTAAAACAGCTATCAATTACCGTAGCCACACGCATAATATCCATAGGGCGCACCAATTTAACATTTTTGTATATTTTTGCGTCAAATCCAATATCTTTCAGAGCGCTTGATAAAAGTGCATACCGAAAGTCATCTAGGGCCAAATGCTTGATGTTGTATTTCTTTTTCATCTCAGCAATATAATCTGTTATATAAGACGGATGAATCTCTACATCATCTACCAAGGTTAGAAGATCGTTCTCAGCCCATTGCTTCCATGGGCATTTTAACCGTGGTATATCAGAGGATTTTAAGCAAAGCCAGTAATGGTTAATGTCATATCGCTTGTCACCATCACGAAAATGAAGATTGACAGCCGCAAAGTCTGTCAATTTTGAGTAGTCAATTCCACATGTACAGCTCCAGCCTATTAGGTCCGGAAGTTCTCTATTCGTTGCAATGATGTTATCCCATTCCGTTACTTTTATCTCGCTGGTACCATCTGGTATGTTCATTCTCTTTGTCATAAACGCAGGGAGCCTAGCCGGGTTCTTTTTCCATTCTCGGTACTCTTTCCGTATTTCCTCCATAAGGTTTGGTAGGTACGGCAATGATGGATTTGCCATAGGCCAGTTTTCTTCCTGGTCTACATCTTCTTTTTTGTCCAGCTTGCATATAAATGGCAGTAAACCATTGTCAGGTTCTCCCCCCCTCAAAATTCCCTCAGATGTTTCTATGAGATCGTCAAGCGGTCCCTCTCTTACGTCTCCGTTTGTGGTATAATATGATCGCCGTGGATGTTTTTTCTTTCCTAGTCCAGTTGTGAATACATTGATATTAGCGTAATCCTCATACTGGTGAATCTCGTTAAAAATACAGATTCCTGAACGCAGACCGTCCTTTCCTTTAGGGCTATTTGTCCGGCCTTTCATGAACGAATTTGTCTTAAGTGATCTCACTTGCTCTTTTGTCCAATAAAAAAAGCGCTTAAGCTTTCCCATAACTTCTGGGCGCTCAAATGCGGCGATCACATCACGGACTGGTCGCATGGCCTGATCTTCGTTGTTTGCGCATATATCAACATCATATTCTCTGATCCCGTTATATGGAGACATCAGACAAACAGATTCCCATGCAATAGTTCCGTCTTTTCCGGCTCCTCTTCCAAGTTCGCAGAAGAGATCAGGCCAGCGTGGCATGTCATTCTCAATCCAGTAAGTACAATCATGGAGCCCTATAACAAATTTTTGCCAAGGAAACACCTGCTCGAATGGGAAATATCTTGCCAGACTAATATATCTTTCAAGCTGATCATCATTTGTATAGATATCTTCTGTCTCAAAACAGTGCTTTATATATTTTACTAAAAGCTTTTGTTCTTCACAGACTGCATATGTATTATTCTCAACAATGTCTATCCACTCTTGAATATGCGGATTTAGCTTATAATTCATCCTTATCACTCTCCGGAAGAATTTCACTTGTTGTCAATCCAAGCTTATCTAGTATCAAGAGCATTTGCTTTCCTACTGCTACCAAATCTTTTACTGACTGGTTCTGCTTGGTAATTGTGTATCCACTTGCTGACATAGCATCATAAGCCACACCTCTTGATTTAATATCTTTCTGCAGTGCCTTTTTGATATCGTAAAGGTTCATATAATCACAGATTAGATCTTCAAAACATTCGATTTTTACACCTTTTTTCCAGAGCTGATATTCCATTGATCCCTTTATCTTTGCCCTGTTTGGTGGTCTTGCTGCCAACTAAATCACCTCAACTTTTTTTATTTTTCAGTTTTTCTTATCATGTGCGAGAAAATATCTTTTGTCGAGTCCTCCCACCGGTCTCCACCTCCCGGATTAAAATATGATTTTTTTTGACCGGGGGTAGCTAAAAATAAATATCAATCCCTATGAATCCAAACATCAGACAATTTTCCATCATTATTACCACCTTTCTTCGGTCAAAGGTTTCTTCTCCTCTGGCTTACGGTATCCATGCCGCTCTTCGTGGCAGTCATGGCATAGGCTTATAAGGTTCCTTTTCTTTTGTCCTTTCCATGTATACCATATTTCAAGAGCAAGCTCCGGGTGTTTCTTAACATAGTTGTTATGATGTACTGTTTTTGCTTTAGTGTATTTTCCTTTTGCTTTGCAATCCTGACATTCATAGCGGTCCATCTCTAATACACTTTTTCTTACAATTAACCATGGCTTCCAAATATAAAAACTATGAATATCATTATTGCTTATACATCTTTTTACAAATTCGATATCTCTGTTTTGCATATTGTTCTTTCCCTACCTTTATTCCAAAGAAAAACGCCCATCATCAGACAGGCGTTTTTCCCTGAGGGCATACGATATTTGATCACCAACGAATCCACTTACAAGGGGAGGAAGTAAGTGTGCAAATGGTATTTTTTACCTTTTGCATGATATCATAATATCACGGAAGTACCCCCTTTCAGTGCACATCTTTTTATTTTTTCTGTGAAAGTAAGTAAAAAAAGTATCTTCTAGAACAATAAAAGTCAGTTCTGTTTTTTGGTACCCCATTCAAATACTCAAAGCTGATACCCTGTGTAACATTTTTCAAAAGCCATTTGTATATTGATGAATCTGCCTCCATTACAGTCTGTTCAATTAACTCAATATCCCTTTGTAGCATCATGTTCTTTATTGCTGTTCTTTCCGTAGGATTCCCAGGAGTATTACTTTTTGGAAGCCCGTCATTTGCATCCGATGCCAAACCGTAATTTTTATTTAATTCTTTTTTCTTTTCCTCATACTGTTTGCAGAAATATTTTAATTCATTATATTTATCAATCGTAATATGATAATCGCTTAATTTCATTTCTCTTTTTTTAATGGTCGCTTGCATCTGATCACCTCCTTGTCCTGCTGCCGTGCCTGCCTTTCGGCAGGCTATTCTAGCATTTCCTCAATCTTATGCTGCAAATCATCTAAGGCTTTCCATTTATACAATTCTTGAATATTCTGAGTTGCATCTTTTTTTGACCATATTATATCTCTATACCTTTGCTTTTCATTTTCAATAATATCCTTAACCTTATTAAAAGCGGTCTCAGCCTTTTCTAATTCAGCTGCTTTCATTCTGTAATACTCATTCTCACTCATTTCCACAGCATTCATTTTATTGTGCCTCATCTTTTCATAGATTTATGTATCCTTAACATAGGTGCATACTTTGATTCCCTTCTATCAGGATCAGGACAAATGCAAGTAAATAAATATGGCGGATCTGTGGCACTCCCTGTCTTAATTGGTGGAGCTTTAATTGCCATTGCGATTTCAGTTTGTAAAGCCTTTTCTCTCCTTGCCTTTTCCTCTCTATATTCTTTTGATGTCTTTCTGCTCATGTATTCCTTTCTGGTCCTGCTGCCTGGCATGCTTTAAAGTATGCCTTTGTTTCCTTTTCTATAAATCTTTTCCCTCCCATAGATAATTGAAAGTTCTCAGCATGTTTTATGTCAGAAGTATGTTTGCATTCTTTCAAGCATGTATCGCACGCTCTTCTGTCACATAAAAACATTATGTTTTCTACGTTCCTCACCAGTACCCTTTCCATCTGTTCAATTATGTTTCTGTAATATCTTACCTCTTTTTCTAAACTTACTATTGTCTGTGCATCTGTTTCTGCATTGTCACATACTTTCGTCCTCTTTTTTGCAGTATTATAAATAATAAAATCTGCCTCGCTTATCATTTAAATATCCTCCTGATCTACCTGCCGCCTGCGGCCTACTTCTGTAAATATTCGTTTAGCTGATGAAATCATATATATTTGTCTGCCCCGCAGGTTCAAAATTCATCCACAATATTTCTCTTTTCTTGCTGCTGACCTGCGAATAGCAAGTTGTTTCTTCCCGGTACCAGCCGGATAAACGATCATTGTATAGATCACTGTCATATCCACTTAATAGAACCGGGCCTTTATGAGCAAGTAAGACATCTATCAAGTCATTCTGCTGCTTATCATCCATTTCATGGCGGTACTGTTTCCCATGCCTTGTACTCAGCACATATGGAGGATCAGCATAAATCAAGACTTTCGGATTGTTAAACCGTTCTATCAATTCTGCTGCAGGACGGTTTTCAATTTGTACACCTCTGATCCTCTCTGCGGCTTTCATTATTTCATCTGGAAGATTGCACCAGCCTGATGCGGCGTAAGCCTTTTCACGTCCCTGTACATCATTCTTCCAGCCTACCTTTTCACCAGTGGTTCGGAATCCGTGGCCCATGTTTAACCTTATATAGAAATTAACTGCCTTTCCAAAACTATCATCTGGTACCGTTTTAAAAGCATTATCATAAATCTGTCTGGCGTAAGGAGTTAAATATATTTCTCTGGCCAGTCTTTCTGGGTCCTTTCGAATCCACTCAAAAAGATTTATCACATTACCGTCCAGATCGTTCACGGTTTCAATGTTTGACCTTGGCTTATTGAACAAAACTGCTCCACTACCCAAAAATGCCTCTAAATAGCTGTGATGTTCCGGGAAGAAACTTATAATCCAATCTGCGATACTCCATTTACTTCCTGGATATTTCATTACTGCTTTCATCTTCTTTGAATCTTCCCTCCTTATTTTTTCGCAATAAAAAACCAACTACCGAATATTGATAGTTGGTTTTTTATTTTATATATGGATACCTAATCTTTTACATCCACTTCTTAAGTATTCAGCCAATGGTGCTTTTTCAAAAATCTGCATTGCCTCCACTTGCTTGTTTTCGTTCCAGCCTTGCTCTTCAAAGAAATCCCAAGCCTCACTAAAGCTGCTAGTGCCGTCTTCGTCTAAGAAATCTCCCCTTCCAATATACATAACTACTTGAATAACTTTTATAGCATCGTATTGCAGGCTATTTAAGTATTTATATAGAGCCTTGTCTTCTTCTCTTTCTTCCAGTGAGATATCAGAGAAATTAACCACACTATCAATTACTCCTGACTCGCCGTATTCATGTTCGGTTGCTCTGTCTCTAATCTCTGCCAGGCTGATAACTTTAAGTATTTCATCAATATAATTATCCAAGTCAATATTTGAATGCTCCACCATGCTAAATACCTCCTTTGTATTATATCCATATATTACCATACCAACTATCAATATTCAATTATCAAAGAACAATGAATCTTTTAAATATCAGTTTTATTGGATAACGTTCAGTTCATCATCTACCTTAAATAGTCTTTTACCACAGTCAGCACATAAAGCGTATTTTCCGGTATTCTTATAATATAAGTAATCATGAAGTGATGAACTTTCAATTTCTCCATTCTCTAAATCCACAAGGTATTCACCGTATCCGTGAATATGTTGCCTTATTTTTATTGTTCCTCCACCACAATGAGGGCATTGATTTATAGGAAATGAATATTTATTATTTTGCACACTGGATACCTCCTTCTGAAAATCTAAATTTACCGGGCCAGCTTACAAAACTTAGGTATTACCTTGTAGGCCGTTTCCCATGCCAGGACAGATATATCTTTAAAACTTTCTGCTCTGGCCACCTGTTCCCATACTGCCCTTTCAATATCGTTCATTGATTCAAAGGCTTTATCAATATTACTCTGTTTTACGGCTGTAAGCTGCCGTTTCTGCCATCTTCTAAGTTGCTGATCTAATTCAATCTGTTCCTGCACTGTATAAGCCATTCCTACCTCACAATTCTAAATATTAGTCATTCGCAACTTCCTAATTTCTTCGGCATTTAGTTCCCTTTTCAAATCTCTAACAATTTCTCTAAGATGTTCTGCATTCCTGGCGTTTAAGCATCTTTCAGAGTAAGTCTTTAACAATCCAGCTACGTCAAGATTATTCATAGTTCATTACCTTTCTCCGGGATCGTTTCAAAATAAAATTGAACTGGCTTTTCGATTTCCTGGATAATGCCGTATTTTTTAGAGATGCGGTAAATAAATTCCTTCTCCAAGCGTTCCGGAATAGTCTTTACGTGTTCTCTAAACTCTTCTAATGGCAAGGTGCTTTTGTAAAAATTACACGCCCTGCACGCTGGCATATAATTGCTTATATCATCAGCTCCACCGTACCAGTATAAAGACTCTACATGATCTACTTGCATTTCACTAATCTCCATGTCACTGCCACAATAGGCGCAATGCCCATTATACTTTTCATAGACCTTTATTCGAATCTTTTTAGGAATTGCTTTTCTCTTTACTTCGGTATTCCCCATGATTCTCCTTTCTCCTGGTGCTCCGGAAAATCCTAATTTTCTTGCGGATAAACAATCCGTCTACATCGCTCATAGAGTCCCGTCCATCTGTGGGGATTAAAATTGAATCCATATAGATCATAAAATGCATCATTGCTCATACGAAACCATGCCACCCCCATATCAACCGCATTATATTGGGAAACGGAACCGTCTGACCAAGTTACTGCCAAAGTACCAAATGCTACCCGTTGCGAAACTTCAAATTTTCTCATTTTTTTCTCCAAATTAATCCTTTCTCCCGGTACTCCGGGAAATCCTAATTTTGCGGCATAGCATATTCTGGATTTTTAAAGTTCCAGCCTGCGAAGGTCATTTCCGAAAATACCTCTGTTGTCCGCAGCATATCTTGATACTTACCGCACTCTATTCTTCCATCTGTTTTATCATCAGGAGTACAGAAGATGGTACACCCCTTCATCTCAATACTGTGGCCCATAACAACATTGCCGTCTTGCTTAATGATTTTCATACATGCCTCCTTAAACTATCCTGCTAAACCGTTCTGCTAAATGCCACTTCCAGTCAGCCACCATGTTTTCATGCTCAGCCTGTCCTTGTAATATCTCTATCCCGGAACTGTTAACCCGGTTATATGTATTCAGGATATTGCAGACATGACCCTCCATCTCGCAACCTCCACAGATCTTGTCCAATTCTTCCTGATCACTGATCTCCCCAGGGAACCGGCACAGGTGATCACATACATGCTCCATCATTGGAGTGATAATCTTTAACATTTCATTCTGTTCTGACATCTGCTCTCCTTTCACAACTTTTCTATGCAGCCGGCAGGATACTCTGATCTTACCGGCTACTCCTTTTAAGGGAATTTCATCTATCAAGTACTGCCAATTTCTTAAGATACTGTTTCTTTCTGGCAACCCTACAGTCTTTACAATACTAATTTTAGTTACCTTTCTCTTTGAATCCGGTCAGATCAGGCCCATCAAAATCCATACTAAACTGACCGTCCATATTGGAATCTTCCATCCACCAATCAAAGACTCCTTGTGCATTCTTCCAGCCTATTACATCTTTGTTGCCGCACTCTTCCCTGTATTTAAGCATCTTGTCAAATGCCCTGATATATGCCTCTTTGTACTTCGGGTATTGAGCAAATTCTTTATATCGGTTTTTTCCTCCCATTGGGCAACCAATGCACCCGATCCGGTTGCAACCACCAGGACACCCGTTATTGTATTGAGGGTTTATCTCTATCCCTTGATGGCGTATGTACCACCACAAATATTCATCGTCCCATTCCAGAATCGGATTGACAAGCGTCTTTGATGTTCTGTAACAGCTTTCAACCAACCTGTGAGATTCTGCATTTTCGTAATTTAGTACAACCACCCCCCCTTGTTTGTTTTGTGAAAATTTACATCATCTACCTTTTCACGGATTACTTTATTTGGTTTTGCAAAGGTTATAATCCCCTGATTTTCTTTCCTGTTTCTGCTTTCTGCTTTCCTTACTCCGGTAATCAACTTTTTTCCTTTTCCGCTATACTCTTTCAGATCCATGCAACAATAACGGAATCGCCTTGTAGGAGGTGCTTTATGTCTCACAATCAACTGCCACATAGAATATTTGGGATACTCTATAACAATATCTTTTTTTCTTCTTATATAGCGAACGGTTTCAGGCGCATCAACCGTTGTATGATTGTGTACGGCAATGAATTTCACTCCGCTTTTCCTTGCCAAGTGTAATATCACGTCAGAATCTTTTCCGCCGCTATACCCAAGCTGATAAGGCTCATCATTGGCAAAGGTTTGTAATATATCTAATGCTTGCTTTTCTAAATCCATCTTGAAAAGGAGCCGACACGTGTCTTCTCTGCGCAGAAGCTCCGCCTCCTTTCTTATTCAGTTAAACTTTGGTTTATTTATCTGGTTGGCTTGATGTTTCTCCCAATCTCCATCAAATTCTACTCCCTGTAACGATATGGCATGAAGAACCTTTTCCCCATATACAACCTTGAATCTGCTTAAATCAACATTCATTTATAATCACTGTCCTTTCTCCGTTAAACGCGCGTTTACTTGTTAAGCAAATCGCCTTTTACCTCAAAGTATGTATTTACGCTGCTCTGTTTAGATGGCTTTGTAATGTCCACATATTTTCTTAGAATGCTGGCATATATGGGGACCTCTTTTGTTTTCACTTTAAATCTGGTCCAAATTTCTCCGTTCTTTTTAATAAGACTGGTTTCCATTTTAAGTGTCTCCTTCCTCCTGCTGCCCTGGCAGCCTATATTATCGGTTCGATTCCCATAGATCACATGTCTTGTTAGGTGGAGACATATAATCAACAGCTTCACTTTGCGGCTGTTCTGGATTCTCACATTTCTGGTATTTTTCTAACCAATATTCACAGGTTGCACACGTTTCATCACCATGCGCATCAGGTCCTTCCCCGTACATTTCAGCGCATTGTTTACTGTCAGGATATAAAAACATACATGCTCCCTCTGTGATACTGCACTCCCAGCCATGATATTCATCCGTTGCCTTGGCACACTTACAACTCATTGCTTATCTCCTTCCTGCTGCCCTGGCAGAATCACATTTTCAGCGGGTATAACTATACTTGCGCCCGGCTCATACTCATCATTGTCCCAGGCTTTATCAAACCCGGCCCGGTCATCAATATAACAGCCCATCATGCTGTCCTGCTCCATCATATAAGCAAGTTCTTTACTTTTCTCTTCATCTTTCAGATCAATATATGTATAAGTTCCTTTTTTCTCATAGTGGTCAACAACAAGGGCGGCTTCTCCGTCCATATACTCCGCAATGGATTTCCACAATTTATAATCCGTTTCTTTCGGATCATGACCATCATACATTCCTGCGGTTTTAAGTATCACTTCTCTGATCGTTGCTATCGGTTTTCTGCTGCCCTGAGTTTTCCAGTCACCTTTTCCGAATCCCACATCAATTTCCCACCATTCAGCATCGGTATACTCAAACGCAAACTTTGAAATATCAAGCCATTTATACGGCTCTACTTTCATGTTCTCTATTTCTTCTTCACTGGCCCCTAATTCTGAAATGACCTCTCTATTCTGGGAAGAATCCGCAACCATGATATAAAGAATCTCATCTTCTCCAATGTCCCAATCTTCAACAAACATGGTATTCAGTAGCTCAATTCTTGCCTGTGATTTTTCTTCTTCGATCTGTTCATGAGTAGCGCAGTACATTCCAATTCCTCTGCATTCTGCTTTTTCATCGTTCCAACCGCTGCAATATTTGCATTCTTCTTTCATAGTTCCCCTTTCTGCTGCCCCGGCAGCTCCATTAAACAGGTGCTTTATTGATTAACGCTGCACAAATATCCTGCTGCCGCTTCTTTGTGCAGAAGGTAAAGTTGAAATTGCCGTTACCTTCTGCACTATGTAAAATATTATTTCAAATCTACAATAGGTGTTGTATTCCCCTGAATCGTAGGAAGTTGTCCGTTCCACCGCTCATATTTCGCCTTTTCCAACAATTCAGGGGTGAGAGAGGCCGCAATCTTTTGGTTTGCCTCTGCTTCTGCCTCTGCCTTGATCTTGGTTGCATTCGCTTCACCTTCTGCCTGAATCTTCCTCTGATCAGCTTCTATTTCTGCTTTCTGCTTCTCCTGCTCTGCCTGGATCAATGCCACCTCTTTATTTTTCTCGGCTTCTCTACGTGCAATCTCCTGTTCTTTTTCCGCAACTGCAATAGCTGTCTTTTTGTCTAACTCCGCTTTTTCTGCGTCCTGTTTCGCTCTTTCTTTTTCCTGAATCTTAGAATAAAGTGCATCGTCAAGCTGTACATCTATGATCAGTGCGCTTGATATGTTAATTCCGTATTCATCACGCAGTTTTTCATTGAGGTAATCAGTGATTGCAGTGGATACTTCCGCCCTTTTACTGGAATAGATATCCATGACTGAGAATTGTGGAGTAACCTCTTTTACATAAGCAATGATGGAATTTTGTACCATTCCCTCTACTATGGAGCTTCCGTCCATACCATTGAATCTGGTGTATAAATTTACCACCCTGTCATTGAGGAAGTTATAATTTACCGTCATATTCAACTTAACCATTCCGCCGTTGGCCGGGGCATCAATATGCCAATCTGGATGCTCCTTCTTACTGTAATCCTCCGGGTTATTGCTGAATATGATCTGTTGCTGTGATACCGGATAATTTTTTACCTTTGCCAGCGGCCCTACAAAATGCCAGCCTGGAGATAATGTATTTTCATGTACACCTTCTTTTGCTGTCCATACGACACCTACTTCACCCTGGCCTACCTTTTCAATCGACATTACCGTATATGTTGCTCCTATTACTGCCGCTGCAATAACCAACCCTACAAAAATTCCCTTATTCATTTTCTTCTTCCTCCATTTTTTTATTTTCCATTTCAAATATTTTTTCATTTCTTTTTGTTACAAGCCAGATCGTATGGCCTATTAAAATAATTACTATTCCAATGATACACAAGGCCATAAATATTAAAATCCATATAAACCACATGAAGTTTCCTTCTTTCTTTTGGTGGAAGAGGGGCTTTTATTGCCCCTCACAATGTCGTGACACATTGATTCCTTTTTCCGTTATGCTTATACGCTTACAAAAGACTGGTTGACGAGTTACAACAAACCGGTTTGTTTTCGTGGTTACTTCGGGAGCTGCGCCCTATCCCTTACAGGAATTTATATTAAGCCCCAACGCTCATATAACGGTTATGTACTTGCCTTAGATGTACCTGATTGGCTGCTGCATAGAATCCAAGCGTTGTAGACGGGTCCTTGTGTCCAAGGATCTGCTGAATATCTTCGATAGCACAATCCTTCATTCTTAACGTTGTTGCCATTGTCTTTCTGAATAGATGAGGATAAACCCTTCGTTTTAACCCGGCCTTTTCTCCGATCCGCTTTATAATCAGCCTCAATCCATCTTCATGAACCGTATTGTAAGGTGCTCGCACTCCTGCAAATAATGCCTCGCTGTTATCCTCCCTGGAATCCAGGTATTTTTCCAGATGCACCATTGCTACATCATTAAGGTATACGGTACGATAATCAGATGTTTTATGCGCATAGATCAGGATTTCGCCCGTATTCCAGTCAATATCCTGTCTCCTGATCTGCGGTACCTCTCCGATCCTTGCCCCTGTACTTAACAGAAACTCCATTAACGCCCGATCCCTCGGCTCTTTGCAGGCTACCCTTAACTTTTCAATTTCAACACCTTTTAGATAGTCAATAGGCGGTTTTCGTTCCTTTTTGATAGGTACTGCCTCCACTGGATTTGCATTGATGATCCCGTGTTTTCTGAACCAAGTGAATACAGCCGAAAGGAAACGGCGCTCATTATTTACAGTCCTAACGTTGTTGCCTTTTCCTGCGTATAGGTCCAGATAGTACTTGATATCCACTGATGTAATATGCCTGATATTTTTGTCAGTAACGCATAGCATGTTACGCATTGCCCCCATATAAGCCTTTACGGTCTTTTCACTTAAGCCGTCCTTTTTAACGTTCATTTCATACATCTGGAGCAGATATAAATTATCATCCATTTCGGTGGATAGTTCGGTTTCCTTTTTGACTACCTCTACATAATACAAAGCCTTAATGATTACAGTTTCAAGTATTCTTAATGTTTCGGTGCTGATATGCGGTTCCATCTGCATCAAAATCTCATTGATAATCTTCTCTTTCATACGGCCCCTTCTCCTTTGTGTGATTATGATTATGATATTATCAATTCAATTTTTATGGATAGGCTGATTACTGCGCTATCTTATGCATTACCCCCTTTTCTGTTGTCCTGCTGCCTCCCCCGGCATGTTTACCCCCTATTGTTACAATTCATCATGATATCCTGCAAAACAAGCAACTCATTGTATGTGATTTTCTCTGCCTGGATCAATAGCTGCTGTAAGGTAAATGTTGCTTCCTGTTTTATTTCCTCCGGTGATGGCTCTCCGTTTTTTTCGGTGTCCGAATCGGACACTATAGGCGGATTCATTCCAATCATAACCCCGGCACTCTGATCTGCATTCTCTGCTGCCCGTTCTGCGTGTAGGCTGGCCTGCGCCGCTCCAACTTCTGATTTTCGGGTTTCCTTTAATGACTTTTCTGCTTGCTTTGCAAATTCTTCCGCCTTTTTTGCTTGTTTCTCTACCTCCTTACGTTCCTTTACTATGGCAGCAATCTCTTTTCCTTCTACTCCGCCCTGTTCTGCTGCCTTTTCTGCAATTATCTTCTGGTCCTCTTCCGGAAGTCGAGAAGCTTCATAAGCTGCGGATATTCCCATGTTTCCCTCTCGAAACTGCTCCTTAGCTTCTTCGGTTAGGCTGTTGTTGATTTTTTCTATTCTTGCCATCTGGCCGGACGTTTCCCCTATATACTTTCCGATGATATCCCGAATTTTTCCCTTAACCTCAATTTCTCCGGTGTCTCTCATCTTCTCAAGAACCTTTTTTAATCTTCCTGCCAGTTCTGTCTTTTCATACGGCGTTAGGTCTTGGGTGAATCCATTACCGGCCAGTAAAGATAATTCATACATGTTCTCAGTCATATCCTTGTAGAAATACCGAACCTTTTTAAACTGCTCATACCCTCTTTCTATCAGAAGGATATTTGCCCGGTTTCGTCTATGACCGTCTACGATCCGATATTCCCCGTTTACCCTTGCCAGCACCGTTGGCTGCTCCTGCCCCACCAGAAGAAATGCATCTGCCAAGGCATCAATATTCTTGTATTCCTGGCGTGTGTTTTGATGTGCCTCCTTTATCTCATAAGGACTTAACCAAATTTCTGTATAATCCTTGATGCTTACTCCAGTTTTGCTCCTTGTAGCACTGTTTATCATGTCAAATACGGAAAATTCTCCCGATATCCCCATTTACCACACCTCCGCTTTCACTTTAGTGAGGTATTCCTGCACAAACTGCCTGTAACTCCTGGCGGTTCCGCTTCGTGGGCTGTATTCCTGTATTGGTTTTTCAAAGATGGTACTTTCGGCGGCTTTATCGCTGTACCGAATACGGGTATCAAATAATTTTACATCGTGCTTACCTAGCCATTCCAAGCCTGCTGCATTGGTGACATTATTTTTATACATCGTAACCAGTGCGCCCATAAAACTGATTTTCGGATTTATTGCTTGCATTTGTGCTATCTGCCCGGTCATGATATCCATACCTTCCAATGCACACTGATCAATTTTTATGGGTACAATCACATCATGAGTAATCGCAAGGGCATTAATAACGTTTAGACCGATGTCCGGCGGATTGTCTATAATTACGTAATCGTAAGCGTACCCCTCACGGTTTGGCGCATATTTGATACTTTCAAATCTTCCGCACTGACCTTCTGATCCGTCCTGCTGCAACTGCATAGTAGCGGTAAGGAGATTCATATTTGCACTGATGATATCAAGATTATGGTATCCTGTTTCCTTGTTCACTTCCCAGGCTTTTACCCGGCCCATAAGTAACTGAGCCGCTGGACACAGTCCGTTTCTGTCATAGGCCCCGAAAAGCTTTGATAAATTCCCTTGTTTATCGTTATCCAGCATAAGCACCCTAGCATTATATTTCTGGCTTAATAGATATCCCATCTGTGCGGCAGTAAAGCTTTTACCCACTCCGCCTTTTAAGTTGATAATGCTTATCACTCTCATAGGACAACTTCCTTTCCCCGCTTCCGGTCTTTTAAGATGATTCCGTTTTCATAGCTCATTATCTGATCTGGCAGAAGGGAAACATATTCTTCTATGACCTTAACTGCATAATCATATCCATAGCACACACAAGCGAAATGTCCTGCTGCCTTCATAGCCCTTATCCATTCCTTTTGTGGAGGTTCCACGGTTCCGTCATCATATTTCATTTCTATGTACAGCCCTGCATATGCTCCCTTGGGAATTGGTAAATGAAGATCTGGCACCCCTGGCTTTACTCCCTGGGCTTTCAATCGTGCCGCTTCTTTTTTCTGCCTGCTTCCGCCATTCGGGCAATGATGAATCCATTTAAGATCTGGATACATTCCCTCACGATGAGAACACCATGAAACTACATGCTCCTGCTCTGTTGCTTCACTTCTTTTTCTAAATCCTCCGCTCACTCCTGCTCCCTCCTAATAATTCAGTCCCATTTTCTGAAATAGAATTTCTATGTATGTCATTTATTTAAGGTGTCCCGGTCTTTTTGCATTTACTACCTGGACTATGTGAGGATATTTTTTAACAACGGCAACTCTTTCTATCTTTGGCCTTACCGTTCCATCATCAACATCTTTATAAATTGTTTTATAGATGAATTTATCCCCAATCTTTACAGATTCCTTTATCTTATCCACATCTTTTCTCAGGATAACAGGTCTGGTCCATGAATTATTCACTTGGTCCCCTCCTTCTTTTCATACCGATTTTTAAGCTTCTTTTTATGTCTCATTTCAATGTCATAATCATTTTCATAATAATAATCCTGACCATTTTTATAGTAATAAAATGTTATGTTCCCTCTTTTTATTGATCCAATATATTTTCCAGGGGGACGGCCATCATATGACCAGGCATTTCCCCAGGCTTCCGTTAATTCTGGTGTTAATCCTTCCGGTGCTTGCATTTCCGATCCCTCCTTAATCACCTTCATCTGGCGGGAATCCTGTGCACGGTTCCCAATCCTCATCAGTTGGATTGAGTTTGATCATTACATACCGCTGATAAGGGTATCCTAATTTATCTGTGCCATTGTAAATGGAATCCTGATCTATGTAATATCCTGGCCGTGGCTTTGGTTCCAGCTTCCAATGCGTCTTAACTTTCCTGATCCGGCTATCCGGCAATGGATTAATCAGATTCCTGGAGCAGGAATACCTTTGCTTGAATGGGCTGTTTTTATCTCTGAATGTCTTTTCTGTCTCTTTTATCAAGTACTCCGCCAGCCTCTTATATTCTCCATCATCATAGAGCGGGATAAACTGCTTATTCCCCTTCCCGTCACCTTTCCATAGTTCCCTTATATATTCAACTGTGGTTCTCTTTCCGTCATTTACGTTATTTATGACAAGGTGATGATGGATTGCTTTATTCTTGTATTCTGTAGCATGAACGTATTTCAGAACGAAACCGTTTTTCTTATACAGGTCCCTTAATCCGTCCATCAACTTTTTAATATATTTCTGTGCCTGCTCCGGTGTGGGTCTGCCGTCCCTTCTATACATCAGCACTACATGCCAGTCACCCGGCTTAAAGTTAGCATTAATCTTTCTTGCCAGTTTTCTGGCTGCCTGCCTCATGTTCGATTCCGCTATTTCCTCCGGTGTGGTCTTTCTCTGCCCTTCCCTACACCCCTTTGGTATACACTTAATTACTTCAATGGTGATTCCTGCTTTATATTCAATCTGCTTATATCTGTGCATATACTTCTCCTAATAACCTGCCAATATAATCCAGCTAAGTTTAATCCTTTTATCGGTCTAGAAAAGAGGTCAAAACCCTTGATTTTCCTTGACTTTTTGGTATGCACAGCTTATAATTAAATTGTATATTTTTACCAGCTATGCATTAAAATTTTGCACCTGTCGTTATTCCCGTAACGGCAGGTGCTTTTCTTTATTCTTCTGCGTATTCATAATCAATTTCCTGGTGCCCTTCCAGCGTGTAAAACAAGTCATGGTTTACATAATCCCCAACGAATAAAGTACAATCAATCGCCTGACCTTCATACCGTTCTCCTTTCAGATGGAAACGGCTGAACGTGGAACGCCTTGGGATTATGCAGCGGTCCATGATCCTAAGTGTTATGCTTCCGGTTGTGAAACAGTATCCTATATCGTTTTCCGAATCAACCTTTCGGGTGCCGATAACCATATGTGCTATTTCACACGCCAGTTTCTTTGTGACACGCTTCCTTTTTTCTTCCATGACTACCCCTTTCCGAAAATAAGCTGCTCCATAGATTCCCCGCCTGAAACCTTTTTTAACTCCTTTGGTTTGCGCTTTATCAGGTTTACCGGATCGGTTTTATAAAACTGGCTCATGGGGATTTTGGGATCTCCTAACTTTCTTGTGGCATATATATCTCCAGACTTAATTTTTTTGCATATCGTAACCCTAGTACAGCCCATGATTTCCGCAAGTTCTGCCGATGTTACAAAACGCTCCTGTTCTCTGGCCTGGATCTTCAATATTTCATCATTAAGTGATTCCATTCTTTTAAAAATCTCCTGAATAATTGTTTCAGGAATTGGTATTGCCTTGATCTGCTGATCCTTTGGCATCATTCTTCCTCCCTTCTTTTTATTGCATCCATAATTTACCTGTCCTATAATGTACTTACAGGCCATGCCGGGCCAAGTACATAGGAAAGGAGTCCATGTTAATGCTATTAATCAAATGTAAATGTGGTTGCCTTTTTACCACAAAAGATGATGTCGTTCCCATATCGAGCTACTTGACGTGTCAAGGCTGTAGCAAAGCAGTTCAGTATTTGCCTGGCCATGATAACTTTTTAAGATTTAAAAGTTACTTCTCTGATGCAGGAATGACAGTACAAAAGATACCAGATGATGCAGATATTACAGTTACGTTCAAAGCATGACTAAATCAGCCGTCAGTTATTCTCTGGCGGTTGATTTATTTTTAATTCCAAATCCAGCCTTGTGTAATGAATTTGATTAAGGTTTTCTTGCATTTCTTCGAGTATCTCATAATGCTTTTTAATAAGTTCTTCAACCTTTTCAATTCCTGGTATTTCTACCTTTACTCTTACATTTTCCACTTCTCTGCCTCCTTTCCTCTTAATTCCGTCCTATCAACTAGTCTTTTTATTATTTATACTTTTAGATATGGGACTAATTTTAATATCTCCGCCAATTATAGGTTTAAGGCCTAGTTCTTCCCTAGCTCTATTTAAGGTGATTTTTCCTCTTGAGTAGAGCCGTCTAATCCTTCCGGCTTCCTTTCTTGCCTTTTTCTCCATAATTTTACGCCCTCTCAATTTTCAATGTACGTCCTGCTGCTCATTCCAGATTAATGGGTTCCATTCCCAGTAACTCCCGGATCTGCTTGATTCGATTGATAATATGATTCCTTTCCTCTTGATCTATCGGATCAGGTCCGGCCAATGATACAAATTCCAGGCATAATTGAATATACTCTACTACCAACTTATCTTTATCCATTTTAATCCGTCCTCTCAATTTTCAATGTACGGCCTGCTGCCCTGGCTGTTAGCCCGTCTTTCGCGGCTCCGGCGATTCTTGCATTCCAGCAAAAACTACAACTGCCGCAGAGAAACCTTCAAGGTAACCCCTTATTTTTTCCGGGCTTTTTTCCCAAATCTGATTCATCTCTTCCATCTGCCCCATGCGTCTTTTGATAACCTCAGGCGTGATCTCGTTTGTTTTCTTCATTTTTTTCACCTCGCTTTCGTTAACTACATCTACACTATATTATATTTAGTCTACTTTGTCAATACTTTTTTGTTGACTGAATCTACTTTATATGTTATTCTCTATTTACAAGTGATGGAGGTGATTATTTTTGAATAATAGGATCAAAGAAGTTAGAAAAAAATTAGGATTAAGCCAGGAAGAATTTGGAAAACGTTTGAGAGTAACAAAAACTTCTATAAGTAAAATTGAGGCCGGAATCAATAACCCATCTGACCAGACCATAAAACTCATATGTTCTGAATTTAGTGTAAATGAAGAATGGCTCCGTACTGGAGCAGGCGGACAAGATAATATGTTCCTATCCGAAGATGTAAAGTATATTCAAAACATTGGTAAACTTGGAACGGAAAAAAATGATTTTAAAAAGTTTTGCTTAAATATGATAATGGGACTTCCTGATGAGTATTGGGATTACATATACAAAGAATTTAAAAAATTTGATAAAGAAATTTCCAATGATGATTCTGGCGATCTGGCCCATAGTGTAAATTCACTAATGAAAGATTTACCAAGAACACCAGAAGAATTTGAAAAGAAGTATCAGCCTGTAGATAAAAATTCAAAAGAAGTTCAGGACTGGATTGCTAAAATGCGCCCAACCCCAAAACATTAACTTTGTTTTACATTAGTAAGAACCGTTTTGTCTCGCCTAAGAAGTCCAAGTTATAGTAAACTAAACTGTTTTTACGAAAGAATACCGCATATATATCTTTTCTTTTAAAATGTATGTACGCTTCATTCATATCTCAATCCCCTTCTTTTGTATTTGTATTTGGGATTGGGTGCAAATTTAATTATAAATATGTTTTTACTTATTGATAGTGGAACTTTTTTCCATTATCTTCCAGCACAAAAAAGCCCTTGCGCGGCCAACGCAAAGGCTTAAAGATACTATACGGGCATGGTCCCGATATAATATAAGGTCATATTTATTATATCATTTTTCCATGCGCCTGTATAGGTGTATTTTTTATGCTCTAAATTAAATAATTTATGGAGGAATGATGTAATGAGTGTTCAGAAACAACGCTACACATCAAAGAAAACAGGGAAAACTACGGTTCGTTATTTTGCTAACGTCTGGTATGCCGTTGAAAGCAGATCCATTACCGGGCCTATGAGAGACAAGGAAAAGGAGGCTCGTAAGGATGAGGTTGATATCATGCGTTCCATCGAAGCTGGACAAGGTAAGAGAAAACAAAAAGAGCGCATGACTACCATTCAGGAAATTTTTGATATCTGGCATGATGCAACCGCACCACCCACATACGCTAATAGCACATGGAGAATTTATGAAAGATTCTACAATGATTATATAAAAGAGGTGTTTGGTGATAAGGCTGTATCCAAAGTTAAAGCTACCCATATACAGAAGTATGTGAACCTTATGAAACAAAGCCATAGCCCTGGTACTATTAATAAGTGTATCAATATACTGTCTAACCTTTTCGGATATGCTGTGTCACCGCTTAAATGCATTACCCCCATGGAAAACCCGATGGAAGGGATTACCCGGTGTACAGTTCCGGTCCGTAAAAAGATTACATGGTCAGATGATGAAATAGCATATTTTTTAAATCTGCAGGAGGTGATGGAATCTCATTATTATCCTATGTTTTGTTTATCCGCCCTCCTTGGAGCGCGTCCCGGTGAAGTATGCGGCCTGACTGAAAATTGCTTAAGCAACAAGCCAACCTATTTAATAGATTTTGACAGAGGTTATGATAATTGGGAATGTGAAACAAACCTTAAGACACATCAATCACACAGGCAGCCACCGATTCCTAAACATCTTTATGATCTGCTACACAAACGGCTCATATGGAAAAAGAAAAATCGCTTAGAGGATAAATCATGGTCTGATAATGATTACCTGTTTGTAAGTCAGAACGGAAATCCTATCAAGCCGAAACAATACGCATATGCTTTTAAACGGTTGCTTGCGGCTCATAACAAGGCCATGGAAGAATATGAAACAGAACATGGATCACTTCCAAATGGTGAAATGAAACTTCCATACATCACCTTATATGGTTTTCGTACAAGCTTTGCGACCAACAATATGCGCCGCTGCCCTAATGCAGCTTTAATTTCTTCCATTATGGGAAATAGCCCAAAAACACTGATCCAGTTTTATACCCAATCAGATACAGAAATGCAGAAAGAATTGATTAATAACTATGTTAATATGGAAAGGACTATATCGTGA